CCGGAGCATTCGGAGAGTTCATCCGCTTGGTGCAGGCGCACATTTGCATGGCAGTCGGCTTGCCATATGGATTTGCATTCGACGCCGACAAGAGCGGCCCTATGGCTCGCATGGAGGCCGCGATGGCAGAGCGAACATTTCTTCGGTGGCGTGGACTCTTGGAAGGTCAGTTCCTCAACAGGATAAAAAATGTTATCTTACTCGACGCCGCATCTCGCGGACTCATTCCAGATTCCGAATACTTGCTTGATGGCCGTTGGTGCTGGCCAGCCAAAGTTTCGATTGACTACGGACGCGAGGCCAATGCCGACATCGCTTTGTGGAAAGCTGGATTGAAGACAGCAGGACAGATTTACTCCGATATGGGTGAAGACTACGAGGAAGCACTTCGCGCACGCGCCAAGGAAGCGAACATGATCAAGGAACTTGGTCAAGAGTTCGACATCCAACCCAACCGCATTTCTGATTCCGTTCCGATTACTGCTATCGACACCATCTTTGACGAGAGCAAGAACGAAGCACCGCCGCTCATCGAGAGCATCGGCATCGGCGGTACGGATGCGCTTTCCGGCATCCTTGCTTCGCTCGGTCGCGGAGAACTTTCAGCGGAACAAGTCGCCGTCATCCTTCGCGTTGTCTTCGGAATGGACGAGGAGAACGCAAACAAAATCATCAACGCCGAACCGGCAAAGCCGCAGGCAGAACCAGCACCGTCAGCATTCGAGGCCGATCAGAACAAGCCTAGCAAGGGCATGATCGAAGAGGCCGCTCGTGGCTTAAAGTGGCGCGAAGAATACAACCGAGGCGGAACCGAGGTCGGAGTCGCACGCGCTCGCGACATCAGCAACGGCAAGAACTTATCCGACGATACCGTTAAAAGAATGCACTCGTTTTTTTCACGGCACGAAGTTGATAAAAAAGGACAGGGGTTCACTCCAGATGAAGACGGATTCCCATCCGCAGGCCGCATTGCATGGGCATTGTGGGGCGGAGACGCAGGGCAGACTTGGGCCGCTGATAAGGTCAAAGGAATGCAGGCATCGCAGCCCGAACAGATGAAAGTATCGCTCGCCGTTCGCGATACGTTCGGACGCATCACCGGCTTTGAAACAAAGCACGAACTCGTTATGCCGACTCCAGAAAAAGACGAAGAGCAAGACGACTTCATTGGCCGTTGCATGGTAAGCGGAACGATGTCGAGCGAATATCCAGACGAGAGCCAGCGCGTAGCCGTATGCTCTGCACAATGGGAGAAAAAATAATGATCACACACGGAATTGCACTCGAAGCAAAAAAGGCACTCATCACCGGCGTTCACCAACCCGGCGACGACTATCGGATCGCGCTTTACAGCGCATCGGCAAAGATCGGGCCGACGACAAAAGCCTACACAACCGAAGGCGAGATCAAGGGGCTGGGCTACAACGCTGGAGGCGTAGCACTAAAGGGACATCGCACAGGCATCATCGGCAAAAATGCTTTTATAACATTTGATGACGTTGTCCTAAAATCCGCAACCTTCGCCGCAGGTGGAGCGATGATCTACAACGCCAGCAAGGGCAACGCAACCTTGTGCGTTCTCAACCTTGGAGCCGAGCGGCACGTCTACGACGGCGCGTTTGAACTCAAATTTCCCAAGCCAACCGAAACCAGCGCACTCATTCTTTTAGCTTAAATATGAAACCAACCAACCCAATCGTCATCGACGGCAAGACCTACGATCTTTATACAATGACACTCGCAACAGCGAGTCGCTACAACTCGCCAGACCAACAGGACGCGAGCGTTGTATTGACGCTCACGCCGACACGCTTTGAAGGCGACCAAGTCGAGCAGTCGCAAGAAAACAATCGCACGGTTCTTTTCGGTTCGCTTGCCTCCGCTTCGCAACCAGCAGTCGTCGCGGTCGATGAAGTATCCGCCGCAATCCAAAAATTCATTTACGCGGAAGGGCTTTAAAATATGGCCGTCATCAAAGCTCAAGCATCTGGAAACTGGAGCGCAGTTGGAACATGGAGCGGCGGCGTAGTGCCAACGCTCAACGATACCGTCTACGCGAATAGCTTCACAGTAGCACTTGATCAATCCATCGACTTGACCGGCTCAACCGTGGACACATCTGGCTCGTTTATTCCGGGACAAATCTACATGGTCGTTTCGCTTGGAACGACCAACTTTGCATTGACGGCAAACTGCATTGCTCCAGGAACAAATGCAGGAACTCCGGTCGCGATCACCTCAGCAGTCGGTCAGATTTTCCAAGCCGTCAACGCAGGCACAGCAACCACCGGCACGGCTCGCCGCATGGGAGCTTTGTTGAACTACGTCAACACGCCGCTGACTATTGCAACGGGCGGCGGATTCACACTAGCGGCAAACTGGAATATCACGGGTGCATACATCCAAGCAGGCTCCGCGAATTGCTTGACCGTTTCCGCAGCCGCAAGCTCGACACTTGCTGGTTGCCGTGCAACAGGCTCGGCAGTTAACTTGTCGACTCGCGCTATTGCATTTTCATCAAGCGGAACATTAACGCTCGATGGCATTGTCGCAATCGGCGGAAGAGTGCCGGGAACAACCGCCGCAAACGGAGCGCACGCCATCGAGTCTACGTCGGCGGCAGGAACTATAGGTGTTACAAATGCCAGCACATTGACGGGTGGAAATAACTCCTTCGCCTACGGCCTAAACAACGCCAGCACAGGCGCAGTCACCATAACATCGAGCGCGGTAACCGGCGGGAGTGGAGGCTCCTCCACCTACGGCCTAAACAACGCCAGCACAGGAACGATCACAATCACATCTAGCACGCTAACGGGAGGGATTGGCACCGCTTCCTTCGGCCTAAACAACGCCAGCACAGGAACAATCACCGTCACATCTAGTACGATAACGGGCGGGAGCAACTCCAGCGCCTACGGTCTCAGCAATACCAGCACAGGAACGATCACAATCACATCTAGCACGCTAACGGGCGGAAGCGGCACAAACGCCTACGGTCTCAGCAATACCAGCACAGGAACGGTCACCGTTACTTCCAGCACACTAACGGGCGGAAGCGGCACCACCGCCTACGGCCTAAACAACGCCAGCACAGGAACAATCGTATCGACAGGCGACATCACCGCGACCAACTCCGCGAGTGGCTTATCCTCAGACAACACCGCAGCCAACGTCAAAATTAGCGGATCGCTCATCGGTAGCGCAAACGGAATATCTGCCATATATGCGTCCAAATATCTCATCGACCCAACTCCGACCACAGCAAAATTCCGGCAAGGCAAAAACGGATCAACAACATACAGCGATTTTTTCACCGCCGACAACAGTTTCGGACAAGCCGCCATCACAGACGTTCGCTTTGGAACCGTGTATGCAAGCGGAGCACTTACGGGCGTTGCATACATTCCAGCGGCGGGATCAGTTGCACTTGGCGTTCCCGTGGATGCGACCACAGGAACAGCAACGCTAACCGCAGCTGACGTCCGCGCCGCAATAGGCCTCGCCACCGCAAACCTCGACACTCAACTCGCCGCGATACCAACAGCGGCAGGGAATGCAAGCGCCGTCAGAACGGAACTCGCGCCGGAGCTTGTGCAAGTAACAGAGATCCACGCGATCCACGGACTCGATATCGCAAACGCGCTAACGGTAACGCCAACGCTACGCTCGGCGGGAGCTATCACACAGGCGATCACCGGAGACGGAACTACGAGCACGATAGTCACGCGAGTCTAAGCGTATGCTAGCTTCCCTGCTCATCGCAACGCAGGGCTTAATGCCAAGCCCGACGCCGATTTCAATCGGCGTGCAGGGCTTGTTATTCGTTTCGGTAGTCCCGCCAGTTCCTATCGCTCCGACCGATCTTCCTGGGGGTGGGGGAAGGCGTGACGAGCGAAGGGTAACGCTCTACGCTATCGGCAACAGACTCCGATATTCAGTCGGGAGCGTCGATATAAGCGCAGGAACGCGGATAAATGTAACAGGCAGCGCGTTCAATTCTCGCACTTCTGACGCTTCGCTTTCGATCAGCGCAAGCACAACAGCAAAAGGCAACCGAAACCATGCCGGCACGGGCCGCGCAGGAGTGTCTATATCGTCCACATTCGACGTCGTCGGATGCGAAGAAGAGAACGAACTTGAAGTTTATTTGATGGCACAAGCAGCGATGGAATTGATGGACAGCATTTGACATCCGCGCCTTCGAATGGATGTCATCGAAGGCGTATCAATAATTTCAATCGGCGAAGCGAAAGGCCACGGCCTATACGTTGACGAGCAGACTTTGATGGAAGTCAAAGAATGCGCGGAGTCATACAAGGGCGGCGTCAAGGTCAACCTAGACCACGGCGCAGGCATTAAAGACATCGTCGGTTTCGTAAACAATTTCCGCATCGTCGGATCGCAACTCTTGGGCGATCTCAACCTTCTCCAAACATCGCCAATGCGCGATTACGTCTTGGAGATTTCAAGCAAACTTCCCGACACGTTCGGGATCAGTATCGCATTTAGCGGGCCGATCCGTGAAGTGAATGGGATGGACTTCGCGAGCTGCACCGAGCTTTACAGCGCCGATCTCGTGCAAACTCCAGCCGCAAATGCGACCGGGCTTTTCAGTTTTACCGCCAAGCAAGTTGACAAATTTTTCAAACAAATGGAAGACGCAACAATTGAAATCGAACCAAAGGAGGACGAGGTCAGCATCGCCGACATCGTTTCTCGTCTCGCCGCTCTTGAAACCGCCTTCGGCGACTACAAGAACAAAATGGAAATGCCAGCCGAAGATCCAGCCGCAGAGCCTATGAAGGAAGAGATGGCCGCTGAACTCAGCGCAATTTCCAAGCTCGAAGCCAAGCTCGACACGATCATCTCGAACTTCGGAGCCGCTCCAGTAAAGGCTTCGGTAGTAGCTGAAGAGAAAGCCGAAGAGAAATTCGACTTGAAAGCGATCATCACCCAGAAAACCGAGGAACTCGGCAGCCGCACCGAAGCGATCCGTTTCGCAATGCGCAACCACCGCGAAGCCTACATCGAAGCCCGCGACAACAACCAACTCAACTTTTAATCCACCTAATTTATGGCAACACAAAACGACCTAGGAATCCGGAGTTTTAACTTCGCTTCCGCTATCAGCGCCAACACTCTCGTGAGCGTGTCAGGCGACAACGCGGCGCAAGCCGCATCAACCGGAGCCGCAGCAATCGGAGTTGTCCAAGACGACACCGCAGCCGCTGATCAAGGCGCCGTCAAAATGTTTTTCCCATCGCAGTTCGGCATCGTAGCCGCCGCCGGTATCGTTACCGCAGGCAGCTCGGTCTTCGCTGTGACGAACGGAACCATCGTCGGAAGCCTCGCAGCCAGCGCAGCGACTCTCGGCATCGCGATCAACAGCGGCGTAGCCGGTGACATCGTCGAATACGTCCCTAAGTTCAACCAATAATTTAACTACCCACTATGGCACTCTCATACACAACCATTCGCGCAGACATCGCCCAGGCTGTCTTCGAAGGTCTCAGCAACAAAAACAATTTGTTCATCGGCACAGAAGTCATGCCCGTGTTCAGCTCAGACGTTCGCTCCGGCGCATATCTGAAATTGAACCTCGGCGACTCCGAAGCCCTCAACGACGACGCACTCAAGATCGCCGCCGGTGCTGGATATCCCCGCACAAGCCGCCGGTTCACAAGCGACTCGTTCGACGCTATCGAATACGGTCTCGAAGAGGTTCTTCCTGACTCCAACCGCCGCGATCTCGACAGATTCTTCGACACCGAAGTTAACATCGCCGCGATGTTGCTCCGCCAGATCCAAGTCAGCCACGAGGCCCGTGTTGCTTCCGCAGCATTCGCCGCCAACGGCCTGACAGCGATCAGCGCCAGCGCAGCCTACACCGAAGCGAACATCACCAGCTTCGACGTCCCCGGCGACGTTGCCGCAGCCAAGCTCGAACTCGCCAAATACGGCGTGCTCGCGAATACATTGATCATGTCCATGCCTGTGTTCGAGCGCATTCGCCGCTCGGCCAAGGTTCAAAACCAATTCTTCGGCATCGTTCCTTCGGATCAAAGCCGTCTCTTGAGCGAAGGCGAAGTGGCCGCCGCTGTCGGAGTCGACCGCGTTCTCGTTGGTCGCGCCCCGAAAAACACAGCCAAAAAAGGCCAAGTGTATTCGGGCGGGTTCATCTGGAGCAACACCTACATGGCCCTCGCCAACACGGTTGGTGGAGACTTCTCCGGCGGTGGATTCGGCCGCACGATTGTATGGGCTGCTGATAGTCCCGTGCCTTTCGTCTCCGAAACCTATCGTGACGAAGCCCGCCGCGCCGACGTTCTCCGCGTTCGTCAGAACAGCGCCGAGAAAGTCATCGACGGATCGAGCATCATCCGCATCACGACTGGATTCTAAGATTCCCCGCAAGTAGCATCGGAAAAGCCACCTCGAAAGGGGTGGCTTTTTTGTTTTTGTTGACATATACATCAAGAGTAAACATGAACAAAAAAACGAAGCTGGTCGCAGGCTTAATTTGCGGCAACGAAGAGCCGCGCATTGAGCGATGCGTTAAGTCACTCCAACAGATATGCGACGAGATTGTTGTCGTCCGCGCAATCGGAGCACTCAAGCCAGACCGCACGCTAGAAATAGCAAAAGAACTTGGATGTCACGTTGACGAATATCTCAATTCTCCGCTAGTGGCCGACTGGGAACACCTCGACAACTTCGGCGAAGCTAGGAACAAGGCATTTGCCAAGGCTTACGAACTCGCCGGTAAGGAAGGCTGGGTTATGTGGGCTGACTGCGACGACATCATTGAACCGGCAATGGTCGCTCCTACGCTCGCCGCGCTTGAAGAATGCCCACCAGAGCAAGACTGGATTCTCACCGACTACGTTATTCCAGAACAAGGCAAACGCGCACCACGCGAGCGATTCTTCCGCTACCACACGGCATGGTGGCATCGTCCAGTTCATGAAAACGCGCAGCCTACAAAGGACGTGCAGGTCTATATGCGCCGCGACTTGGAGATCACTCACAAGCCGCCGCTAGGGCATCGCAACAGCAGCGAGCGCAACCGCCGCATTCTAATGCACCAAGACAGGATGACTTCGCATTTTAAATTCTATTTGCACTACGAGAACTTCATCGCAGGAAACAAAGAACTCGCTGCGAAATACGGCTCCGAGGCATTGGCATTGAGCGATCTGGACGGCGTTAATCGCTACGAAGTATTGTTAAACTGTGCAAACCTGACATCAGGTGCAACATCGCTCAACCTTGCACGCAAGGCTAGAGAGCTTGAACCAAAGCGCCGCGAAGCCTACGGGCTAGAAGCCAGCATTTTGCTTGATGATAAAAAATACCAAGAAGCGCTGAAAGTGGTAGAAGAAATGCTCGAAGTGCCGACGCCTAAGTTTCCGCAATGGACGCATCGGAAAGAGTGGTATGGATGGAAGGGAGATCAACTCTACGCATGGGTGCTCCGACTTCTCGGACGCAACGAAGACGCGGAAGAGATCGAGCGTGAAACGCTGGCAGGGTCGGACAAGCCTAAGATTTCGCTAGTCCATGCAACGCGAGGAAGGCCGGTGGAGGCCGTTCAATGTATGACGCTGTGGCTTTCCCGCGCAACGCATCCAGAGCGCGTGGAACATATCTTTGCAGTCGATCACGACGATACTACGGCTGACGTTCTAAAACGATTCCGATCTGTGACGCAAAAAGACCAAGGGTATTCCGTCGGAGCTTGGAACTTAGGAGCGGCCAAGGCGTCGGGGGATATTATTATACAACTTTCGGACGACTGGGAATGCCCGCCGGGCTGGGACGAGATGATTGAGAATCGTCTCGATATTTCAAAACCGCAGGTGCTTCGGATATCGGACGGATATAGAAAAGACGAATTGCTTTGCATGGCAATTCTTACACGCAAATATTATGAGCAACATGGACTATTCAACGCAAGATTCCGAAACGTATACAGCGACACCGATTTCACCTTTCGTGCCGCGAAAAATGGGGCGATTGTTGATGCTCGTGACATTGCTATCGTACACCACCACCCGTTTTTTGAAGATCGTCCGCTCGATGCGACATATCAGCGTGGAAACGATCCGGCAGAATATGAAAGAGCGAAAGCAATTTTTGAAGAACTCCACGCGAAATGAATAAAGACGTCACGTTGATCGTATTTGAAGGCCTAAAATCAAGGCACGAACAAAGCGGGAAACTATTTAACCACCTTTGCGGCTTGGGTGGGTTCGGTGACGCCGTTTACATCGCGGAGGATTGCACATATCAGCAAGCGATGCACTGGGAACTGGGTCGTTTTGCCGACTATTTCGACACTTCCCACGCGCTCATTTGCACGCACGACGGCTTCATTGCAAACCCGCATCTATGGCAGGATTCATGGCTTGAATACGATATGGTAGGAGCGCCTTGGCCTGCGTTTTGGAACGTCGGGCATCGTGTCGGCAATACCGGCTTCACACTCCAGAGTCAGAAATTCTTGCAGATGGCAGCAAAGGCCGAGGCGCTTTGGAAGGGCGAAGCGGGAGATGTTTTCCTTTGTCGCACAATGGAGCAAGGCTTCCGAGATAACGGCATCAAATACGCTCCGGTTAGCGTAGCGGCAGCATTCTCGTGGGAGCATTACGTTGAGGAAAATACCGCAGGGCCGGATCGCTCCTTCGGATTCCACGGATGGGTGGCAGGAAAAACGCGGGAGCAATACTATACGTTTTGAATATTTTAATCGTTTACCACTTGCGACTCGGAGACATCGCGCGTTGCTTGCCGATCGCGAAGCACTTCGCAGATCAAGGACATAATGTCATGTTTGAGTGCCTGCCAGAATACCATGGTCTTTTCGAGATGGTGGATTATTGCAAACCGCTCTATCCGCAGAACGATCACAGCGGATTTCACCGCATCATCAACCTTCAAATTTGGCCCGACTTGCACGAAGATTTTTGTGCGAGCGAGCTGGGCTGGAGTGATTACGTTTACGGACTATTTCCAGAAGGAAAAGACATAGACCGACAAATAGTGCTCAACTCTCCCGCAATAGTTACACCGCCCGAACTCAAGTCTTGGGTTCTTTGTTTTCCAACTGGATATTCACAAGACAAAAAAATTCATCCTGCCGAAGTCATTCAAGTCGCGCACCAAGTCGCCAACGGCAGGCCCGTTCTTTGCGCTGGGAAGGCCGCTCACGGGATGGCAGAGTTTGAAAGCATAGAATATATGTGCGCGTATATTCGAGACGCGCAAGAGGTGGTTACGATCAATACTTCGACAAGCATTCTTGCATCCGCGCTCCGCAAAAGCTGGGTTCACATTTCGGACAGCCCCAAGCACGATTTCAAGCACCCGAACCAACGCCGTATCGAGCGCAAGTTTTGACGCATCGTCCCTTTTGTGGGACTGCTCGATATATTTACAAACGACCTAAGCGCGATCATGAACGAGTTGCCGCTTGCGGTCACGTTCGGAGAGCGCAATTTTCTTGCGAACCGCACAACATACAAGCGCGACAACAGCCTAGCGGACGGCGGATTCATGGACTCGGCGTCCATGACCATAACGGCGATATACGACTCGTTCGTTCAGACCATTTCTCTCGGTGATGTTCTCGTCATCGGTGGTCGGCGCTTTCGCGTTACGTCCGCCGAGCTTTCCCAAGACGCCGTATCGGTAGATTTCACGCTTGAGGACATTAACAAATGAGCATCTTTTTCCCAGAAGACGAGGGACGCGAAGTCCCAGAAGTAGACTATCAGCCAATACTCCGCACCGAGTTGGTAACGGGCGCAGCGGGGCCGACCGGAAGCCAAGGCCCAGCGGGGCCGGTAGGGCCGGGGGTCATTACGGGGGGCTTCACGGGGCAGGTGCTCGCGAAGAAAACCAACTCCGACTACGACACCGAGTGGATCACGGGCGGTGGCGGCGGTGGTTCTGCAATTTGGGGTGGCATCGCTGGCACGCTTTCCAACCAACTCGATCTTCAAACGGTTCTCGATGCAAAGGCTCCATCGTCCGGCATTTCACCAAGCGCAATTTCAGGGACAGCTGTAATTACAACAGATCCACGCCTAAGCGATTCGCGCACTCCCACAGGCGCAGCGTCGGGCGATCTTGGTGGGACGTATCCATCTCCAAGCGTTGTGAGATTGCAGGGGTTTTCAGTTGCGACGGCAGCGCCGATTACTGGTCAATCTTTAGGTTGGACTGGCTCGGAGTGGAGCGCAGTCACGCCACTTTCAGTTGTATCTTGGGGAGCAATAACTGGCACGCTTTCAAACCAGGCCGACTTGCAAAGTGCGCTTGACGCAAAGGCACTCAAGATAACGGCGATCACGGCAGGCACAGGGCTGACAGGCGGCGGAGACTTATCGCAGTCGCGCACGATCGAGATGCTTCCAGACGTTCCTGCGGACTCCCTTAATTTCAACACGGCAGCGACCGAAACGGCCGCTATCGGAAAGATGTTTTGGAACACGACCGAAGGCACTCCGCAAGTCGGTCTGGCAGGCGGCAACGTGCAGTTGCAAATGGGATCGATGCTTGTTGCCTACGTTCGCAATGCCGAGGCGACAACTCTAAATAAGGGAGAGGTAGTTTACTTATTCGGCGCAACAGGCAACCGCGCAAGCGTAAAAAGGGCATCAAATGTTGGCGATCCAACGTCATCTAAAACGATGGGAATCGTTGCCGAGAGCATCGCTTCAAACCAAGTTGGATTCATCGTTACGCAAGGCGTTCTTGATGGTCTTTCTCTCGGATCACCTTATGTAGCTGGCGACTCAATTTATCTCGACACGACCCCAGGCGCATTCACGAGAGTTAAGCCAACGCAACCCGACCACATTGTTTTTATCGGAGTTGTAGAACGTGCGAATGCTGGCAACGGACAAATTTACGTAAAGCCGCAAAACGGATTTGAGCTTGAAGAATTACACGACGTCTTGGTTACTTCGGTGCAAAACAACCAAACGATCCTTTGGAACTCGGCGGTCACGCTTTGGACGAACTCAACTTTGACCGTCGGAACAATCAGCGGACTCTCAGCGGATCTTAGCGAAAAGGTCGGATCGGTAACGACCGGCATCACGGGCGCAACACAACTAACGAATATGATGCAGATCACGTCCGCTGGGTATTCTGCCATCACTTCGCCAGCAGCAAATACTCTTTATATTATTGTCGGATGATTTTAACAGACTCCAGTACAGCAATGGTCAGCGCAAGTGTGGCACGGGCTATCGTTAGCGCATCAACAACTTTTCATCAGTTCATGTGCTATTCTGCAACCACAATTTCCGCCGCCATTTCTGGCACAATCGGTCTGGTAAAAAATGGAGTAGGTGGACTGACGCTTTCGGGCGTATGTAACTATACTGGGCCTACGCAAATCAACCAAGGGACTCTCACAGTTTCACTGGCATCAACACTTAATGGCGTAATAAGCGGATCGGGATCGTTGGAAAAAAGGGGGGTTAACATTTTAACCATAGGCGGTAACAACACCTATTCTGGAGGCACATCGTATTTTGGCACAGGGGCATCTAATTATATAGTATATAACTCAAGCAACGCTTTCGGAACGGGGCTGTTTACGGTGTCGAATTTAACAGGACGAATTGATACAGGCGGCAATGTAACTCTCCCCAATGATTTCCTAATTAACAGTACCTCCCTTCAGTATCGCACCATTGGTGCAAACACCATAACGGTTACAGGCAATATTTCAGGAATCGGGGGCATTAACAAAACTGGAAACGGGGTTCTTGATTTGAAGGGAACGCTTACTTATACAGGCGGCACAACCATAACTGCTGGAACGATCCGAGCCTATAAAACAACTGGAGCATCAACAGCAACGGCATCATTTACTACCGGCCTTTCGGTTTCTTTCAACGTCCCTCCAACCGCAGGAATGACGTTTCGTTTCTTCGCCGGATCAACGACCAACACCTATGCCTCGGTCACTTTGGTAGGTGCTCCAGGGCGAACCGGCACATACAACTCGGCAAACTCAACTCTCACAATAGCATGATAATTCCACCGAACGAACAGGGCTGGGCATTCGACGAGTCAACCGCATGGAAGCTCGTTTACGATGGGAGCACGATCATCTTTTTCGACGAAACAGAGAAAGCTATCTCGACGCAAAGCGTGCTATTCGTAGGAACAAAAGGCGAATGCGAAGCAGAGATCGCGCGGCTTGGGCTTGTTGACGTTACCGCCCAAGAGAATGATAACGGACTCGACTTACACGCTGACTCTTGAAAAGGCGCTGACAGATACTTTCGTCCTTGCATTGCAGCAAGAGATGCAGAGCGCCCTTGTGGTGACGGCAGCGGAGAACTTCGGCACGATGACGCTGCCAGCGTGCTTCGTTAAATGCAAAAGGCAGCGCGAGAGCATTATCGACTCCGCAATTTTCCAGTTCAGCGTCGATATCGCTTTGATCGTGCAGGCCGACGACATGGATCAGATGGCAATGGAAAACTTGTGGTCACAAGTGCTCTGCGTCTCGCACGATATCACCGGCCTCAAGACAAAGTTGAACGCAGTCCGTCCGCAATACGCTTTCGTCTTCGGCATCCTTCGTGACGGGTCGGTATCGCTATCTTCAAACGAGCGGCATTTTGAACGCTCCGTCACGATCACGGTGCACGCCGCGCTTTTCGCAAGTTGACAATTTCCACGAAATATCATGCCAGCAACCGTCATCACTAGCTCTGTCGCCTCCGGCGTCGAATTCGGCCTTCTCCAAGAGACAGGCCTCCTTCTCAATTCATTCTCCCGCTCCGTTCAGTCGGACAAAGCAACCGTAATGGACGCCCTCGGCGATACCGTTGCCGTAGCTTATTTCAACAAGTCCGCAACGATCAGCCTTGACGGCGTCGTAAACGGCGGCGTCGCCTACGAACTCGCCAACGTGCTCACACTCGCAAACGACACGACATCTTACGGCGTTTCCGGCGGTGCAGTTATCGTCGATTCCGTTTCCGAAAAGACAGGCGCTGGCACGTTCAAAACGATCACCGTCAGCGCGACTCAATACCCTGAGATCGTCTAACAACCTGGCTCATGCCGTTGGCTCCCCGGCTAAAGGGAGCCGCCTTTTTTTAAATATATGGAATGCAATAAGAAATTTTTCCACACAATTAACCTAAAAGCTGCGGTGGCCCTAGCCACGCTAAATTTCAAGATGAATAAGCCACCGGTCACTCGACTGGTTCGCACCGACGGCAAGGAGTCAACGGAGTTTTGGTTTGAAGGCGAAAACGACAAGGGCCAAGACGCTTCGCAGATATACCGCCAGATGACCAAGGAAGGCGACGAACTCGAAGCCAAAGACCCAGAGAACCCGCTCTGCTACATCCGCGCAGCATTGGCGAACCGCGACGTATTGGTGGACATCATCCGCAATACTCCGCGCTTGATCGAGATCGAGCACAACGGCAAGCGCATTGCCATTTCGGAGAACGCTTCGGACAAGACCAAGCAAGAGATGACAAGATTTTTAAAATAATGAAAAAGACACAAAATACAGACCTAGTAAAAGACGACGAAATCCTTCGCATCCAAGCGATGGAAGACGGGCCGAAGAAAGTAAACGGGCGCATCCTGCGACCGATCACGGCGCTTACAATTAGCTGGATGCAACGCAACGAGATTTTCAGCGGCAATATGGATCTCGTTTGGAAAGCGGCAGCCTTTGCGTTTCTTCACTCCGAACCGACAAGCGCGATTCGTTCTGTCGTTAATGACCGCGATACGTTCGTTAACGCCGTGGATTCGTGGATCGAAAAGAACATGGCGCATCATCTTGAAGTCGGCTCTATGTCGGACGCAATGAACTCCGCTTTTGAGCTTTACAACGCATCGGCGACAGAATCTAAGTCAGGATCAGGAAGCCCAAACTAAATAGCCCCAACTGGCTCGCAGCTTACGTTTTTCGACTCGTTAAGCTGACCGGCTGGGGCTTCTCTCACATTCTTGAAGAGCTTCCGTTCGCGGCAGGGTTGCAGTTACTCCAGGCTGACGATTACACGAACGGCATCCACCGTCCTTGGTCGCGCAACAACGCCAGCGTAGATGTTGACGCTCTCGCCACTATTGAAGACACCCTAGCAAAGTATGGCAAAATTCAAGTTCGAGAGTGTGAAGTTTGAACAGATCATGAAGGACTACGCGGAGATACGCGAAGTCACCATTCCTGACGCCGTCATGCTCAACGCTCGCCTTCTTTGCGTGGAGTTGGCTAGAAGAACGCAGCCGTTCGGAGATAAGCAAGAGTCTGGAACTATTCGCGTAAAAAATGACATCGGCAAGATTATTAAAAACACAGAGCAACTTGACGAATACGCTGACAGAGTCGGATCACAAAGGATCAAGGCGCGACTCAAGGCTTTGATAAAAAGCGGTAAATTTGATATCGTTGAAACGATCCTTCGCAATATTGGCTTTTTAAACAAGTGGACAGGGATGGAAGTTATTAGCGGGAGCAAAATGAAATCCGTCCACAACCAGGCTCGGAACAAAACGACAGGCCGCACGAAGTCGCGAGGATCAAAGCTATTTATCGCGTCCGACTCGGATCATGCAACATATATTGAAGAAGTGCAAAAGCGAGTCGGCATCAGCAAAGGCGGATGGGCCGATTGCGCGACACAACTTAAAAAAGTGAACAAGGGGGGGCTACTTGCGAACTTCCCGCCTTGGGTAAAAAAGGCGATGCGAAGCGGATCTGGAAAAGTCAAAGACATGACATCAGATTTAAAAAACCCAAGGGTTGAGATGACGAATGATATTCCTTGGGCAAGAAATGTTATCACAAAAAGTGAAGAGGAATTTGCCAAGGCCGTCATTGTTACAAAAATGAAAACCCAAATGAACACCATTCTAAAAAAGAGACAAAAAACCCTTGCATAGATTTAAAATATGGCAGACGTAACAGTTGAATTTGGAGCAACCGACACAGGGCTTGAGAAAACACTCAAGGCCGTTCAAGACGAACTTACCAACTTGAAGGGTAAGGTCGCCAGCGGCGAACTTTCCATGACCGAACTCGAAAGCACGATGAAGCGCATCGGACAGGTTACGACGATGGAAAAGAACATCAAGGCCATCGGAGACTCGTCCACCGCGACATCGCCAAAGGTTGAAGAACTTAATTCTGACATCAAGAAAACTGGGGATAATTCCGAAGAAGCTGGGAAAAAAAGCAAAACAGGATTTGGCGAAATAGCCTTAGGTGCAGGCATTGCGGGCGCGGCGGTTAAACTCGGAACGGCAGCTATTGACGCCGCATTTGCCGCAGCACAGAAGACCGTGCAGAGTTTCGGAGATGCTTTGAATATGGGTGGCAGACTTGCTGATCTTTCGGATAGAACAGGTGTTGCCGTTGATAAACTTTTGATTTTGGAGCGAGCCTTCCAAAATACAGGAGTCGGGGCCGATTCACTTGGCCCAATTATCAACAAAATGCAAAAAGCAATCGTTGACGCTGGTGATGGAAGCACTGCTGCCGCTGACGCATTCACGAAATTAGGCATTCCGCTTTCAAGCCTACAAAACCTTTCCCCTGATCAACAGCTGCAAGCCATAGGTAAAGCTGTCGCCAGTATCCCAGATCCAGCCGAACGTGCAGCCGTCTCGATGGATATTTTCGGAAAATCTGGCGGTGCATTGAACCAAGTATTTGCAAATATGGGTGGTGAGATTGCAACTGCAAAATCTCAACTTGGATCGTTGCCAGATGTTATGAAGGCAGGGGCCGCGCAATTCGATAAAATCAGCGACAACTTGACCATCATTAGCGGAAAGTTTGTTGATTTTGCCGCTGGGATTCTTGATAAAGTTAAGCCTGCACTTGATGCACTAACGACAGCAATGACGCGGATTGATGCGACAAAACTAGGTCAAGATTTAGCCAGTTTTTTTACAGGGGCCGGTGCAGGAATGAAAGGATTTCAAGCCGCTGTT